GTGCTGAAACACCATGACGACCTGTATGGGGACAAGGACTCGGAGGCACAGGGCATCAAACAAAAGGTGGAGCGCATTGACGCCACTCAAAGCGAATGGAAGTGGAAGGCATCGGGCGTGCTTTTGGGGCTTGGCATCATCGTGGAGGGCATTAAGCTTTGGCTGTTTCACAAATGAACACAGATTTCTTCATCAAACCGGTTCAGGCCATCATGACGTGGAAAGTCTGGTGGTCGCTGCTCATTGGCGGGGTCATTGGCGGCGTGTCGAACACGGTGCTGCAATTCCTTGGCATGGCCGGTGCCGGGGCGATTGGCATGAACGTGCCAAAGCTCAATCTTAATGCGCTCGGCATCATGTGCCTGATTTCGGCGGTGACTCATGCCGCGTTATTTCTCAAGAAGTCCCCTTTGCCAAACGTGACAAATGGGGATGACAACACAAATCAAAAACCATTATGAAAAAACTACTAACCATCCTCAGCCTGTTCGCCGCGTGCTTCGCCGGGGCGCAGGAACATCAACGAAACGCATTCGGGCCGATTCCGCTGCTCATTACGGCGGCGGAATTGCAGGTGACAAATCCCATACCAGTCCCACCGGACACAAATAACCCACCAACGATACAAAGCTCGTTTCAAAACATCTTTGACCATCTGGTTTCAACGAATTGGTATTTCACGGCGTACTATCTCCATGCGCCGGGCTTGCAGCATAAGGAAGGCGGCGGCATTGCTGGATTCACACCGTTGTCCACGTACGTCCTTACCGGCTGGCGTGTGGATTACGTAGATGGAGGGTTTTGGATGCCGTCCGGTCAGGCGACATTGCAGCTTCCCATCACGCCAATCAAATCGTGGCAATGGCTCACCGTAACGCCTTTTGGGTTCGTGGGAGTTGGCATTCCGTTGGCGGGGGCGCATGTGGGAAGCGTCGTAGTTCCGGGTCAAGTACCTAAGAACAACAATGGGCAACCGACCGCGATTCTAGGTCTGGGCGGGGCAATCTCGTTGTGGAAAAACTCCAATCCAAGTGCCAGTTTCAGGTCATTCGAGATAGTAGGCGACAAAGAAACATGGACGGGATTTCCGGGCCAACAGTACCGAATTGGTTTGATGGGCCATGTGATATTTTGATATGATTTATCCATGTCAAAGACTACGATTCCAATTCCGGATTTGTCGCATAAACAGTTTCTAAAGTTCCGCTATCGTGTTGACGATGGCGACATCGCGGCCTTTTGGGGTAATTAACATGATATTCGCGGGTTTCGCAAGGGGGTGTTGACCCTATGCTCAGTGGGATGGAATGTAAACTGGAATAAATATGGTTTCGGGTTTGTTCTGTCCGGGCAGGCAATCGTGCTGGTATAAATCCACAAATTGCTCGTAAGTGACATTGGTTTTGCCAGTGGCGGCAATCCATGCCTGATATGTATGCTTCGGAGGGTCGCACCCGCATAGCAACAATACCGATGCCAACACACTCCTAGCGGCGGTCTTTTTCATGGGGTTATTCTTCCGGGAGAGGAATTGGTTCATCAGACCAAAGGCCATTGGTAAATTGCACTTTCTTAACTCCATTGTGTCTGCTCTCGACAATTGTTAGAAGCCACGGATGCTCGCCAAATACCATAGCGCACATGGGAGTTGCGTCCTCAATGTCGAGACTCTTGTACCAATACCAGCCCGGCTTGGTCGGTTTATTCGTTGTTAGCTTCATCCTTCAAGGCGGTTCGGGGGTGGGGTTAGAGTTTGCGCCATTTGAGTCTCAAAAGCATTTTAAGACATTTGATGCATACCGACAATCCAATGCCGCTTCCCTTGGCTATAATAGCGTACGTCTGCTTGCAGGGTTCGGCACAAGATTCACAATGATGCTCATTCATACAATCCGATTCTGGCCGGTCGAGGGGTTATTTGGTTCGCCAGATACGCCTGTTTTTTTTGTCATTGCAAAGGCGACTGGTAACGGTAATTCCAAGTTTCTTGGCTGCTGCCCAGATTGCCCCCTGATTTGCTGGCGTGACAACAAAGCTGTCATTGACATCCAGACAACTGAGAAACTTCTGCCATCGACCCTTTCCTGCTTGTCCGCACGACGGTATTTTCACACCTTTTTCAATCTTGATTTGTCCATTGGTTGTGGAATTATGTTTGTTCATGACCCTTATAAATCACATATCTAAGAATACTTCAACAACTATTTTCAAAAATCTTGCACGTGAATCAGGGGGTTAATCTTCGATGTTCAAAGCATTCACGGCCCGCATAGCATTTCACCGTCGCCACGGTTGGCCGGTTGAATTTGAGGCATTCTCCGTAAAAGCTGTCGCTCCCGCAACATTCATCGGTCGGCAATCTGGTTCTATTGCCACGCTTAAAATGCCTGCATTCATTGCAGTTTGCATCCAATATTTGACAATCAATGGCCTCCTGCCTTTGCCCGGCCTCTTTGCAGATGCGGTGACAATGGTAGGTCTGCTCATTCCAGTAGGAGATGGTTTTGACCGAATCCACCGGCAACAATTCAAGGCCGCAATATCGGCAAAGGTTCATACCAATCTGATTCTGCAAGACTCTGAGGGGTTAATGTTCTCAAGCCTTTTTAGCGACAGCCTTCATTGTGTTGGCGCAATGTAATATCGCTTTCTTGGTAAATCCAGCGGCAACACATTTCTTGTATGCGCGTTCGATTCTCAGTGGAACGTTGTTCTGCACTTCATCGTCAATCTCAAGGTATCGCCGGATGAGAGTTATTGTCTGCCCAATATTGTAAAAGTCCGGCCTGCTCCAATTCGGTTTAATAGCCCTATGAAAAGCCTCGTGACATGCTCGACAAAGGCACATTAAATCCTCGGCCGTACAATCAATCCAGTTTCGATAGTTCAAATGATGGACTTGCAGTTTGCCCGTAAATCCACAGGACTCACACTTCTTTCCTGCTCGAATTATCTTCTCCATTCTGAGATTTCGCCAATGCTCACTGGCAAGATATTCCAAGTAAAGTTCTTTGCGTGTTTTGTTAGTATTGATAATCATAAACCATGCCGGATGCTCGTGGTACGGCGCGAAAGAGAAACGCGCCAAGCAATCCGACATGGAAAACTGGTTGCCGTACCACCGGCATTCGACGATTTGACTTTACGGTTTGGACGAAAGGCTGTCAACTGATTTCAATGGGCAAGCCTTCGCTTTGGCGTCAAATCTGGCCTGAGTTCGCGGCGGTGGCTGGGCTTTGCGTGGTTTTGGCGGTCTTGGCCTCTTGCCAACTTGTTCCCAAGCATCCTGACCCACTGGCGGCGATTTACCCTCCCGGACTCAAACCACCATCTACTGGCGTCCAAGCCTTCTCCAACGCCCCACAGAGGTTCCTGAGCGCAAGAATGGCCCTTCCCGCGCCGAATGTGGTGTTGACATGCGACATTGACCTGTCCGGGCCGTTCGATGGTGTCCACGTCTATTCCGGCCCGCAACCCGGTTCACTGAGCTTGCTGGCTATTTTTGACCATACGAATGTGTTTCCGGTGAGCCTGCCTATGGATGCACCATCGCTAGTCGAAGTGCGGTCGTTTATCAACTGGCCTGCGCCGGGTATCGTCCAGACATGGACGAATGACGATGGCTCGACCGGTTCGCAAACCATCACCTTCCGCGAGGGGCCTATTAATGGTACACCCACATTCGCTGATTTTCTATTCGTACCCACCAACTGCCAATCAATCGCCTTGATGGCGTTCACGAACGGGCTGCAACTGGTGGGTTGGGGAGCGGCAGGCGCGGTTTACCAGATTCAAAGCTCGACGGATTTGGTCATGTGGCAGAGCAATGCGACGGTCACGGGCACGAATGGGCCTTGGCAGGTGCGCGTGGACGGCTCTCAGGCTCATACATGGTTTCGCACTTCCATGCAATAGGCGTCAGAGTTTTCGGCAGGTAAAGCGGATGCTTTGGGTGGCCTTCTTTCGTAAGTCCCAAATGATGTAGTTTTATTCCCGCCTGTGACAGCCATTGTCTGACAGTCAAATCGCGGGCGGCGAATGTTCCATTAACTCCCCATGCGGCAATAACAAATGCCGCCTCAGAGCAGCAACTCAAAATATGATGTTGATTGTCCACATCGGCCAGATTTTCACGCTTCATCATGTCTTTCGGGTCAGTAGCTCTAAATGCGAATAAATTAAGCATGAACATTCCTGAAAATCCCCATGATTGCGTGAATCCCTTACATCGCCTTATGGTTGGGTCATCATTATTTTCATCAGCAGTAGATGGATTTAAACCGATAAATGCCACGAATGAACGTGGAGGAAGATTACCGTTGAATTCTCCAAACTCAAAAGGCCATTGACGCCATAGCGTGTAGCGGTATTTACGACATGGACTGAATATGGTTTCGCGTCTAACGCTCATGATTCAGGTGGATTCGAGCCAGCCGCAGACGTTTTGGAGAACGATTTCCGGTGGACAATGACTCGTTTTGCCATTTCATTGCGCGTGATTTGAATCGCCCCAAGCTCGACCGCCACGCGCCTCCTGCCGGATGTAAGGTCGTAATGCGGCAGACGTTTAACCGAACCATGTTGAAACCATTCCCTTCGCAATCCAAGCATGGACGCAAATTTGTGAAGCTGGTCTTCACTGTCCGCAGTTAAATGACAAACGGTTTTGAACGTCCATTCCGGCGTGGTCTGACATCGCATATTGGGGTCAACGTAAACGCTCATATCTTCAAATAGTCAATCGCTTCGGGACTTTTCTGACGGGTCGATTCTTTGTTTTAGTTCGTTGAGTTCCTCGACAATGCGCTGGTTTTCTGCTTCGGCAATAGTGTCGCCCTTACTTTCGAGATTGTATGGGACGAGCGAAAGTTAAATTGTTATGAATAGAATGTATAGCACAGCCGATTGATAGACCACATGGCATCCATGCTTCGCTTTCTTTATTGTAATGAATCCAACCATCTTGAACAGTTAGACTTCTATCCATTATCAACTCAAATCCTTCTGGCGGGGTGGGAGTTGATGGCATGGGCAGCATGGTTATCTCTCTGCAAATACCAATACAATAACCGTCGGTAATTATAGAATCATCTTTGCACTTTGGGCAAGTTCTTCTGGCAAGCGTGATGCTAAATAATGGCTTTTCCGTGGCAGGTTGGAGGATTCTGTGCAATGTATCTTGGACTACCCGCCTTACAAGACCAACTGGTGATACGCCACTTATTTGCTCGTTTAGAATCCCTACGCATCTCACCCTCTCTTGTTCGATGCCTTTGGCGATGCCGTCCTCGTAAGTCGCCGCCACGGCCTCACGGTATTCCATTTTGCTTTCCGTGCCGAAAATCTCCCCATCGTGTCCGTGAATCTTCATATTAGTCCTTTGTTTCGGTTGCTTTGATGTTAAATTGGTCAAGCATGTCGCCCAGTGACGATACGAGGAAGTATCTCCACCAGTTGCGAATCATCTGTTGGCGAACCTTTTCCTGCGCGGGTGAGAGCTTATTGCCATTCACCTTGACTTCGATAGCGACGGGTCGGATTTCCCCGGCGAATGGCCAAGCGAACAGAAAATCCGGTAGTCCGACCTGATTGGTGGTGCGCTTGTCGGTTCGACTGTGAACGAAGAAAATGTCCTTAAGCCGCAACCAGTTTTCGATTTGCGTGTGGACTTGCTTCTCGCTCTTCGCGTCGTATCGCGCTTGCGCTTCGGAAGCCAGCAGTCCGGCCATTCCCAGCCTCTTGCGCTCATCGGGGTCAAGGCATTTTAGAAATGATTCAGAGAGAACGGTCATGCGCCTCCTTTGGCCAGTTCAAAGATTGATTGGGCCGCCTCGATTGCCTTGCGAATATCCACGGCATCGCAGGAATCTTCATGGACGAACACCGCCTGCCCATGCAACTCCAAAAGGGTATCTAACGCCTCCACGAGCTTTGCATGGCAGTTAATCGCAAGGGCGGCTTGGGCGGCTTGGGCACAACATTGCTCGTGAGAAAACCCGGTATTTCCGGTGTAGAGTATGGACAGGCCATCGGCATCATCGATAATGGTCAGGTGTGCCTTAACCGGCAGTTTGATTTCAGTTTTCGCGTTCACTTTTTCCTTTTATTTTTCGCTTTGTCCATTTCAATAGCTGCTGCTGTTTTAAGAAAGGCGGTCACTTGTTGCTTTACTTCCCGATGCGACCCGCCAATCGGCTGCACAGACTTCTCGACCGCTTCTGCCGCGATGGCATACAACAGCCCCGAATACGCGGCTAGGTCTGAGGCGGTGGGTTCGTTGGTCATGAGTATTTGCCATCCTGCGGCGTGGTGACATGCCTGCCCAATGGACAAGTGCCGCGAAAATCCCGCCGGTTTAGCAATAGCAGAATCTTTTTCCTCACCTGATTGCCCTGTTTATGCTCTCGCCGTTGTTTTCGTGTCATAATTCCTTTCGTTTGTTGGTTTTCAGTTTTGCTTTAACAGATAAAATCGAGCACCTTGCGGAGTTCATCGCGGCGGCGTATCAGCGAGCCCCACAAGACTTTCACATCCTACGGCCAGCCTGAATCGCCATTGCGCTTCTTGATGTCGGCCATCTTCGCTTCTATGCGCTTTAGTTCGTCATGCCGCAGAATCAGGAAGGCCGCGTTGTCCTTTGTGCTTCGTGACTGCTGACGCTCTTGCCAGCGAAGTTTCCACCCCTGCATAGATTGACGCCAGACCTTCATCTTGGATTTTCCAACATGCCATGATTTCGATTCATAAAAATAAAAGAACAAGTCTGATTCGATGTCGGGTAATCCAATCTTCGCGGCAAACAATTTGCATTCTTCAATCGATGGTGGATTGAACATAGTCCTTGGCTCGCACTGGGGTATTTTCTTTATGCCAGATGCGATGATGTTTCCGGCAGAGCCATCGGACGGATAGGGGTTTGTTGTAGTCATCATGATGGGCTTCTATATTTGGTTGTCCGTTCTTTGTTTTAGAGCTTGTACCGCATATTTCGCAAGGTTTCCTTGAAATGATTCCTTTTTTAATCGCATACGCCACTTTGCCTTGGGTTTTTCTTTCCAGTGAAGTTCTCTTTGTTCCAGTCCAAAGCCAATTGTCTTTTCCGAATTGCAATGCTGGCCTAAATGAAACATTTCTTCGCTTTAAAGCCTTTGACATGCATTGTTCGGTTACGCTGAAACGGGCGGCACATTGACGAATGCTCAATCCAGTCGCGTATAAACGCGCAGCCACATCGTATTTTTTGTTTCTTTTGGCTGACATATCATTTCCCCTTCGCAACGAACGCCGCGACGGGCAGGGCGATGATTTTTGGTTGGTGAACCATTATCATCTAAACTTTCTCTCAGTCTCCATTCGTCGAAGCGTTGCGAGTGGCGTTTCACCGTTTAGCATTTCATATCCACAGCCAATACAACCGCCTTTCCAAGAGCCGGTGCGGTCACCGACTTCATCGTCGAATGCAATGTCAATCGAAGTGCTTACCTTTTTCATTGGCAATAATGGCCACCATTTCATACGCCACGTTCGTCTTTCAACAAACACAGTAGCCTTGCGTTTTTGCACCGTTCCGTTTTTCAAGACGTACGTGTAATCATAAGTTTCGGACACTGACGCCTTGACCGTCTTCATCTGCTCGTAGTCCTTGCAGAAATCCTTTAATCCGAGATGCCGTTGCTCAACATGAATTGCTCTTGCCAGTAACGGTAGGTTCGCTTTGTGCTCAAGAATCTCCGTCATGTGCCATTCGTAATTCCACGGAAAATACCAGCAATAATTCTTTTCCCACCACGGCATATCCCGACGCGATTCATGGTCATTGGTGAACGGGTAAAACCAGAATGCTCCGTTGTGAACCGAAATTCCCGTTCGGTGGGGCTGCTTCAATCTCCACAAACCGCAGATGACAAGGAAGACCGAAAATAAAAATGGTATGCAAACATGCAAGCACAAACTTCGGTCGTCGTCTCCTTCTCCGAAACCGGCTGTGATGGCGAATTGTCTGGCGAACTTGCCAAAGAGCCATTCCGTGTGGAACGATTCGTCATGCCGGTTTTTCCCAAGATAAAACCACGCTCGACCTTTCCAAAATTTTGAACCTGTTTCGTTAAGGTTTTGACTGTGTATTCTCATACTCTTAATTCCTGCCCGGTGGGGTTAGTTATAGTAGTCCTTTGTCTTGGCAATATTCTTGCCACGCGCTCAGAACGCCCATAGCAAGCTCGGCATCCGTGCCCTCTTCGTAATCCTTGCGGTCATGTGCTTCGACTGAATTTATTTCCTCGTAGCACCATTCCCGTTGCTCTGGTGTCATTGGCTTGGTGATTCGCTTATTGAGCCAGCCGCGAAGTGCTTTCTCAGTTTCACCACAGACACAATGAGTGCCGTCTTGTTGTCGAATATTGGTCTCTTGTTCAGGATAACAATGGCAATATTCGATATGCGGGCAATGTGGCATTTCATTCATAGTTTTCATTTCGTGACAATCTTCGTCTGCACCGGTTTGCCTCTGGACTTCATGGCGTTGCGGGCGGCATTTGCCTTCAACGGGCCATACTGCGTCCAGACCTTGTTTTCGTTGGCATCGTAGCCTTCACAACGCACGAACTGGCCCTTGCCGCGTCCAAGGCGGTGAATTATCAGAACGGCTGATTGAGCGCGGGTCATGGCTGGAGCACAACCGCGTCTCCGGGGAATCCGGGCATGGTTTTGGTGTCAAATGCGGCAAGGGTGCGTTTGAGCCTATCGAGCCGCTTGAGCGTGCCGTTGTTCTTTCGTCGCAGCTTGGAACATTCCAGTTTGTGTTCCTCGGTCTCACGCAAAAGGCTGAGATAACGGCTGTCACTTGGTTTGAGTTTGGCCATTGTCTGATATGCGGCCTTGTTCAAATCCTCATATTCATCGGCTCTAATTGACCTGTCGCGCATGGTCGCGTGAGTGCGTTCAATGGTCGCGATGATGCTTTCTCGGCTACTGAATCTCTGTTGTCTTTTCATGTTTTTATTCCTCCGGTCTTAGCGATGATTTCCGATAGCTGGCTCATCGGGAGGTCAAGCCATCCAGAAATTGTCGCCATGTCGCGTCCCTTCGCCAGATGCCGGTCGATTTCGCGGCGCAGCGAGGCGAGGGCTTTGGGAGAAATTTGACGCCGTCTCCGGTGCAGGTGCGACGGGATTTCGTTCATTTTAATTCTCTTTCCAAGGCTTTCTCCAATGCTGCAACGGCTCTTGATGGTGTCGCGCCATACTCGGCCATAATCCAATCAGGAGAATGTAATCCAGCCCGATAATGCGGTGAATTGGTTTCACGAACAACTTTCAGTTCCCACCGATGCCTAATCTGCTTTGTGACAAGTGGTGGAATGTGGATTCTAAGAGCGCGTTTCACGTCGTCTCCTTGGGTTGAGTGTCAGGGATTGGCCATTGATGGTGTGATGGAAGTTCAATCGCCATCGCCACATATCCATTTTGAAGCCCAAATCCCTTATCAAGTATATACTTCACGCGGCAAGTGATATATTTTCCGGAATAGACATTGTCGGCTGGAAAATACTCCTGCAATTCCAACCAATCACCAGCCATAAAACACCTGTCGTTGTTGCGAATCTCAAAGGTTTTTAACCCTTCACCAACTGCGCGAAAGTATTCTGGCCGGCATTTTAAAACATGGCAATGGCTCACAAATCCTCCCCTAGATGCCTGCTCACGTCCAGCGCGCCGCCATCCAGTTCGTGTCGGAATGGGTCAAGTTGCGAGCAACCTTGCGGCACCAGCCACGGATACTCCGTTAGGGGAACTTGCAACGGCGGGTTAAACGCCTTCGCCACCAGCCCCACCACGGCTTCAAATGCTTCTTGGTCGGTCATATTATTGGGCAAGCATGTAAGGTTCAGGATGAACAAACGTCCAGCCATTGTAGCCATCCGTGCGATTATCGTCATAGCCCGGAAATTGCTGCTCATTCACGCATTTGGCATAAAGGCGTAAGGCGGAAAGATATTGGGCGCGTCCAACGTTTAAAAAGTCCTCGGTAAGAATGCGCCTGCCCACTTGAAACGGGAACACATTTTCCACCAGAACATGCCTGAAGTCCACCCTGTCCTCGCCAGTGGCGGCAACATAGCAATCCAGATACAACGCGGCTTGGCAGGCGTAGCCGTTGTCAAAAACATCCCGTTGCCATTTCCGATGGCCGGCATTCCGTGTGGTTTTGAGGTCAGCCAAGCTCTTTTCATGCTGCGGAACTATGTCAATCAGGCATTTCAGCGGCACAATCAGGCCCGTATCCGCGTCGTGATAATCTGCCGTGACCATTACCGCGCACTGGCAACCTTTTAAGAAGCCGGAGATGGCGGGGTCAGATTGGAGCCGCGCAACCGCCAATCCCGCGTCTGAATGCTCTTTACGGCTCACCACGAGGCATTTCTCGTGCTCCTTCAACCATGCCTTGCAGACTTTGGAGTTGCCATTCCACGGTTTCTCCCCTTCATCACTGGCGTAAGTATCTGGTTTCACGGCGATTGCATCCTCGAACCGGCCCGGTTGGGTCAGCAGGATGTCCACCAGCGTTCCGAACGTGGTCGAATCGATTTCCTCATCCTCGTTGCCGCCATACATCCATTTCATCGGGCACTTGGCAAATTCCAGCAATTCGCTGCGGCTCATCACAAAACTTCGCTCCCCGCGTTTGCCGGGCTGGTGATGATAGGTGAGCGGGTCGGTATCCGACCCGATGACCTTGGCGTTTCGGATGAGCGTCATAGCAACCCCGCTTCCTGCTGTTCGGATAGCACCACTTTTGCCTTGCCGATGACATCTTCGATTTGTTCCGCACTCATTCCGGTGACGCTTTGCGAAACGCCGATGATTTTATTCACCGCCAGCCAGTTATTTACCTCGTCCCATCCCTTGTGCCCCGGCGTGCGGATGCCGGATAGGAGCTTCCAAAGTTTGGTTTGCAGTTCAACCGCCTGACCGACTGGCTTCTTGGATTCAGTTGTGGGCGCTGGCATTCCCGCCGCCGCGCACCATTTGGCAATCTGTTCGCCGTGCGCCATCGTAATCGGCCCCTGTTCCCGCGTTGGAAAACATTCCCGCAATGAGGGATGGCTGCATTTAGTGACGATGATGGAATGGTCTTGCAGGATTTCCGCATGGGCCGTGGCCTCGAAAATAAAATCCTCGGCCTGAATCGGCGATGTGGTTTCGTCCCGAACGATGATGGTCTTGCCGCGCTCATCCTTCTTCTGCCGGGTCTTGTACTTCGCCCGGATGCAGCAGATTATCGGAATGGGCGAGCGGAGAATATGTCCAACCAGCTTTTGATGCTCCATCTTCGGTTGACGCCAGTTGTGCAATCCCGGCTTGCCGGAACGGGATTCGTTTTCCGTGGCCATGTCATTTACCCCGCCAACCCCTTCCCATTCGTGAGACATGGAATCAACGACTACCACGCTGGCCTTGCTCGCGTAGATGGCATCCAGAGCCTCCATGTAACGGGCCGGGGTGAATGGGGCATCCAAATCCAAGACGTTGAATCCGCCCTGAATAACATCGGCATACAAACTGCCTCGGCGAGTTTCAGTGTCAACCATGGCGATGTTGCCGGATGACCCCACCAGTCCTCTGGCGAGAAGCAATGCGGACATGGTCTTGCCGCAACCGCTCTCAGAATACAAGTCGATTAGCGGAATGACACCCTGCCGTGTCGCTGGTTTGATGGTAAAGCTCATACCTTCTCCTTCGATTGCTCTGCGGCGGGTTGCTGGCACGCGGCAACGATGGCGTTCTGAATCTCGGCCATGCCGTTCAGCGCAAACTTGTTGAGCATCGGCCCGACGTGTTTGAGCAGTTCCTCCGACACGTCAGGCGTGAGAATCAGTTTGATGTTGCCGGTGGGGTTTTCGTAATCAATGCGGGCGATGTAGCGGCCCTTGTTGTCGCCGTACGTTTCCAATTCGATGCGAAGGTCTCTTAGTTTCATTTGGTAAGGGGATGTTCAAGGATTGTTTGTGTGCGGGCAGCGTTGAGAGCGGCAAGAGCATCCTGCCATTCTTCGCGCAATTCGTCGATTCGATTCTCAAGGCGATTTCGAGCGGTCTTGGCGTCCTCCATGCGCATCCAAGCCGCGTGTTCCGATTGTGCAAGCTGTTCGATGTTGCTCATTTGGCCTCCTTTGGTAGATAGTGGACGGTGTTCAGGAGAACTTCTCCGGGTCGCGGTGAAGCCTTTTCAAAAGCATCCTCAATATCTTCCTCGCTGATTTCGCAGCGAATGTAGAGAACGCCAGTGTATTGATTTGTGCCCTTGAACCCATTGTGATTTATGGTCAAAGGGCTGGTTTCTGCCAGCGGGAATCTCGATGCGTATAATGTCACGGTGTTCAAATTGTCTCCTTCGTTTGATGGTTGGTTGCCGCCGATGCCTGATTGATGGCAATGACTACACAGTTCACACATGGGCCAAGCGGCATCAGGCGTTGTAAACGGCGCGGCGGCTCGCCGGTTAGTTGTCCACGTGCGAAATTCATGGTTGGGCCTTGGGTGGGTTGCACAAAAAGAGCCATTTGCAACCGGGTGATTTGCATTTGATTAATGCCTCCAATCCAATATCTGCCATGAGAGTCAACACTTTGTCACTGGCGTCACTGGCGGCGTCACTGGCGGCGTAACTGGCGGCGTAACTGGCGGCTCTGGCGGCGTCACTGGCGGCGTCACTGGCGGCGTCACTGGCGGCTCTGGCGGCGTCACTGGCGGCGTTTAAATCATCGCCAATCAACTCGCATTTGACCGCATGTGATTCAAGCGATTTAGAATGTTTTGGATTTATCTTGGCAGCCGCTCTCAACGCCAGTGGAACAATTTTACGAATTGTGGCCAATGTCAGTTCTTTCACGAATAGATTCTGGTCAATTGAATCGCTGCCAAGCTGGGCAATGGCTAATTTTCGCATTCCTTTGGCGCGGGCTTTATCACTTGACCATTGCGAATCGTTCAAGGCGATTTTGAATGAGCGAACGGCAGCGCCAACACAAGGCGGTTCGTCGCCGTGTGGCAGGCCCAAAGCGAGACAAATTGCAGCCTCAACACAAAGCTGCCCGGCAATCGGTTTACCTGCCCCTTTGGTCAACCCGCAATCAACAATAGACAGGATTCGATTAACGATTTTCTTGGTTGGCTTGAATGTTTGATGTGTTGTCATATTTTATTTGTTATTGTTCACTTGCTTCTCATTCACGGCCCGCTCAACCTGTTCGTTTCTTCGACGGATATAGGATTCACGCTCATCGTCCAACTGAGCGCAGTCCTCTATTTGGGTGAAATCCCAAACTACCGATGTCTTGCCATCGCGTGATTTCCACACGGTTATCTTTTCTCGCGGCTCGCTCATTGGGCGGAAGTCCGCTAGACGGTCAAGGCGGGTTGACGGGCTTTCAGGTTTTTGATGCGTTGCAAATATTCTTGGACTTCATCCTCGTCCAGCCAGCCCTTCACGCCTTCGGGCAGGATGCGATTCTTGTAGAGGATGTCTTGGGTTGGGCCATGCAAAATGGCAAGCTCCCACAATTGGCTTTCATGGCCATAGCTGCCATGATGACGAACGACTGATGCGCCAAACCCATTAGCAAACTTATAAAGCCGTTGCTGGCCTCCAAGGAGCTTCTTCGTCTCGGATGGTTTGATGGTTGTATTCATATTTGCCTTGTGTGGTGGTTAGTTGTGAACGATTACGAAGGACGGCGTCAGCCACCGGCCCAAGCGACCGCTGACAAAGGCCAGCGCGGAGTTTGACCGATTCAGCAAATTCCGGGCATCGCGTTGAGTCTTGACCTCGGCCACGACGAGAGCCTTGTGGCCGTTGGTGAATTGCGCGGGCTTGAACAGACGCCGGGCCGTCGCCAGCCGACATTGAGTTTCGGTCGCCGCAACTTGAGCTTCACTGCCGATGATTTGGTATTTCATATTATTTGGTTGCGGGGAGGTGGTCGAGCCAGCTTGCGCTCATGGTGCGAAGGCCACCCTTGAACTTGCGGCTGGCCTTGCGTTTCGCCACGGTCGAATCAGAAGCCCGCACATCAACAAAAACAATGCGCTCGCCTTGGGTTAGCCCTCTGACTCGAAACTTCACATTCGTATCGTTCATATCGCCTTTCGGGGTTCGAGATTCATTGCATTTTCAACTTTCATACCCACACAATAGCATACCCCCTTATGCTTGCAAGGATTATTTGTGAAAAGGACTATACGTTTTTGGTATGCTCGGAGGATTGGAGTGGCAATGCTTTACGAATGTTGCGCCGTAAAAGTGATATACGGGAGGCTTCTTCTGATGATAAAACACGTTTGGATTTCCGGCCGCCGATACGTCCCCATCTCCGAAAATCTTCAATCGTTAATTTCTTCATCTGGCGGAAAAATAGCATAAAAGGGTTGTGCTGTAAAGGGAAATCGATTAGCGTAAGGCATGAATGAAAACATAGGCGGTTGCTGGCAATTCGGTGCTCTCCATGAATGGTATCCAGAAGCGAATATCCAAGGAGAATTTTATTATTGGTGTCGCGTTCTCAACATAAATTGCTGTTTGGAAATGACAACCCCGGTTGGCAGGCTGGACATCGCGGTTCTTGATGACAGTTGCATGCGCTTGCGCGCCATTGTGGAATGCAAGAATCCCGGCGGGGTCATCTGGTATGAATCAAAGCAAATGAAGCGTTACAAGCAGCTAGGCGTTCCGGTTTTTGGAATGTGTCAGTTGAGCCATGCCGAACCATTGGCCCGAAAGATAAAGGATTTGCATTGGCAGGGTGTTGATTTATCCGAAGTTGCGAAAATTCCAAGGATGTATCGCCGGAATAGGAGGCCAAACCGTTCTGCATCGAAACGAATTGCGATGATGTTGAGTAGTCTGGATGAAGATGTGAACTACCGAGCAAACGGCTGATAACATTGACCGAAAGGACTATGCCAAAAAAGTATAGTGAAACCGTCGATTTTAATATTGACAGGGTGTCCCCAAAAATGGTCTATCTGGCTGAAGAACCCCTCCAACGCACCACCTCCTCGGCTAAACAGCACGCGCAGCCGCGCCCCCGCCAACGGCTCGCGCCAGCGTGCGTTAGAGTACCGGAAACTGCGACTCTTCCCTCGAAGTGCGTCTTGCTCCAAAAGACCTATTTTAAACAAGAATTATCGTTAAAGTTACGATTTAACTTGACGTATTCCAAAATCCACCTTAGTAAAATGGTCTTGTGGGAAAGAGCACACAAGCCGAAATTCAACTCAGAGTCGCTTCAATAGCTCAATGGCTTACAGAGGGACTAAAATCATACCAGATATACGCGAAAACCAAAGAATGGGGAATTACCAAGAGACAGACAGAAACTTATGCTTCACGCGCCCGCGACCTTTTAAGAGAGCAGATTGCAGGCACTTTTGAAAACCTCGTGGCCGAATCCGTGGCTTGGTATGATGGCGTAATTCACAATGATTCAGTTCCAATTCGAGAGCGTATTTACGCGAGAGAGCGCAAGGATAAGCTGCTTGGCCTAGAAAAGCATTACAACCCGCAACAGCTACAAAGAGAAGGTGATTCAGCGCTGGACGCATTGTCTAATTTAGTGGCTCGCAAACTGGCCATGGCAGAGTTGCATCCTCAATTGCTGGTGGACAAGCCAATTGACGTTGAAAGTTCGCCGTGACAACTTTGGAGGCGATTAACAGTCCACAGGTTGCTGCACTCGCTCGCAAATATTCCCGGCCTGCATCTTTCGCCGAATCCAAGCTGGGAATGAATCTGTATCCCAAGCAAGCTGAGGCGCTCGACGCATTCTTTCCGTTGAATTGTAAAATCAGTTTTGCATCGTGCAATGAAGGAGGCAAAACGCGATTGGTTGAAGTGGCGGCAATCCTCTGGCATTTGTTCATGTTCCCAAAAGGCATAGTAGATGCGACGAGCGGTGTCTATCCGCAATTGCTGGCGCAGTTACTTCCGGGCCTGCACATGTATAAACACAAGTTCCCGGAATGGACATGGTACGAGACGCCCAACATTAAAACCAACAAGGGAGGCTTCCTGCGCGGATTCACGACTAATAAACCGGGCTATGCGGAGGGCGACCATTCGACTGGGCCAGAAGGCCCGCTGGCATTTCTGGTCGATGAATGTAAATCAGCGCAGCCGTGGCTTGCGGCAGTTGTTGAAGGACGTATCAGGCCCGACCGGTTGATGCTATTATCCTCTCATGGTTTTGCCGAAGGCTGGTTTTTCGAGTCCCAGACCACGTACAAGCATCAATTCAAGTGCATCGTGCAACGGGCCGAGGATTGCCCTCATATCAAGCCTGAGACTATCAAGGCGGTGCGGGAGAAGTGGGGACGGTCTGGTCTTGCCGACTCCATTCTTGGCCACGGCTTCATGGCGTTGGTCGAGAATGCCGTGATTGACTACAAGCAGGTCGATGTGGCGATTAACAATCCACCAGAATGGAAGGCGGGCGAGGTTCACGCATTCTGTGACTTCGCATGGAGCAACGATGGTGACGAATCGGTGTTGTGTCTCAGGAATGGCAATAAGGTGACATTGGAGGCGACGTTCCGGGCCGAGGGATTGCACGCGGTGTGCGACCAGTTTGTGCATCACTTCACCCGGCTTAGATTGTCAGCGGGCCAAATCAGCGGGGATGAAGGCGGTGGTGGTCAACTGGTGATGGATGAGCTTGACCGGCGCGGATGGTATCTCAACCGGTGGAACAACGGAGCGGCCGCAAAGGACGAGGAACATTTTCAGGACAGCAAGGCCGAGGTATGGTACAACGCTTCTCAGTTAATGGATATGCACAATATCATCCTTCCTAACGATTTTGACTTGAGGGCGCAGATAATAAACCGGAAACGCACCAAAGGTACAAAAGGGAGACTTGCCATCGAAACCAAAGCGGAAATGAAAGAGAGGGGCGTTCCAAGCCCGGATAGAGCTGACGCCTGCTGCCAAGCCGGAACTCTGGTGCATACCGCATCAGGTCAAGTGCCGATTGAATCAATCAATATTGGCGATATGGTTTTGACGCCAATGGGATATTCTCCAGTTGTAAAACTGCATCGCAACTTGTCCGATAGTTTGGTTGAGATTTCCCATGTTGCCGGGTCTTTAATGCTCACCGGCAATCACAAGATTCTAACCCGCGATGGCTGGATTAGAGCCGATGCAATCATGTTGACACATAGGATTGAGTCCGTGTATGGTATTGAAATATGGAACATCCTAAATTCATTATTCACAAGGGGCGAAAATATCGCCTTCAAACAAGCGGTAGATATTATCAAGACCAGAACCGGCATGGTGTCACCGAAAGACTTCTTCACCGGGTCATCTGGACAGAACGGCGTGGCCCTATTCCTGAAGGCATGGTGGTACATCATAAAAACGAGGATTGGACGGACAATCGAATCAGCAACCTCGAATTGCAGACTCATTCAAAGCATAGCAGAGACCATACAACCAAACTGTTCGCCACAAATCCAGACTATCGGCGCAAGGTGCTGGCTGGACAACGAAAGGCACAACGAGCCGCTATTGAATGGCATAAATCCATTGCCGGAAGGTCGTGGCATGTGGAGCACGGGAAGGTTACGGCAAGGGCCAGATTGGAAAAACTTGGAATCGCTAAATGCAAATATTGCAGCGATATATTCAAGCTCAAATCACTCACTCCGCACAAATTCTGTTGCACAAGTTGCCGGGATAAATGGAAAATCAGGAATCTCAAAGTGGAAAGGAATTGCATCATTTGTTCAAAATCTTTCAAGACTTATAAATACCGACAGGCATCTCATTGCTCCAAGCCGTGTGCGACGATTACAACTCTCCAAAAGCGTTCCGGTTTACAATCTGACGTTGGCCACTGAAAACGTTTATTATGCCAATGGGGTTCTGGTGGAGAACTGTCTCGGAGCCATGATGCCCAATTCAGGATGGAGTGCGGGTGGCAATACCGGGTTTATCCGGGCGATGCCGATGGGTATTGCGGAGCAGCGGTTGGGATGGTAGCGTTATTCAAGGGAATGGCGGAATCAGACGCGGCGGCCCTGTATGGCGACAGGGGTTGGCTGAAATAATGCCTTCACTCCCGCTGATGTGGCACACCCCGCATCGTTCAGGTAACCAATCCTGATTCCCTTATTGACGAATGGAAACGGCAGGTATTAAGTTTCCCATGCCGGGCGTTGCAACAGCGGACTGGCGAACGTTAGTGGCCATGTGCCGGACTGTTCACGACAATGATAGAAACGGACGAAATGGGTTTATGAAGTTGGTGAAAGTATGCGAAGGATAATCAGCCGAGACCCACCCGGCAGTTAATTTTATGAGCCAAATCGTATTTTCCTCAATTCCTCAGACGGTCACTGGCACTACTATTGGCGGGTTTAATAGCGCGGTGGTGGCATTGCCCGGCTCGACGTATGTGAGCGGGACGGGACAGACGCGGGTTAATGTGTTGGGCGTGTCTAACGGGATTTACAATCAACGCTGGCAGGTGAACCAGCAGACCAGCGATTACCTTGGCATATGGCGCGGTGTGGTGGTGAAGCTGGGGTTTCAGCGGTTGCCGGGGCATGGACTACGGAGCATCCGGGGATGATATGGCTCTGGCTCATACTGATTCTGATGGTGATAGCGGCGCTGGTGGTGGATTATCGGCGGAACAAATAAGTGTTGCAATCGGTGTGGCGGGTGTTAAAGGAAGGCATGGACTGGCCTAAAGAGATTCGAGCCGAAAGTAAATATGGGGTTGGTGTCGCAAAACAAGTTAGAGGTAAATGGCGCTTTTGGGGATTGCCTAGCATTGTATTTGATTTGAAACTTCTCGTTGTAGACAAGAAATATACTGATTGGATGAGGATACGTTTCTAAACTGACACACTACAATTATGCCCGCTAAATCTTCATCCCAACAGAAATTCATGGCAATGTGCAGCCACAACCCCGGCGCGGCTCAAGGCAAATGTCCGCCCAAGTCCGTGGCCAAGGAATTCGCAAGAAAACCGAAGGGAGGCTATAAAAAGAAATGAAACCGCATGTTAAAACTTCCACGCACACCGCGCCGCATCAGGTGTTTCATCATGGAATCAAGACTATGAAAGGCAAACCGACGCCCCCAGCAAAAGACGTGATGCGGACACCGCACCCCGGCAACCATCCGATATTGGACAAGAAATAAGTGCCGAACGTTTTACAACGCATGGTTAGTGGCATTGGCAACGTGATAGGCGGCGTGTTCCCGGCCAAGATGCCGCAGTTGCCGCAAATCCCGCAGGGAAGCGATGCCGCGCAGCCCAAGGGCGACATACCAGAATATATCAAGGCACGCATGAGCGGGTGGGGAACGGCCCCGAACCTGTCCACGGTAACGACCAAGATTACCGACATTCAGGACGCGATACGGCAGGCGGAACGCGGGGACACCTACCGGCTGTTCACACTTTACCGTGACATGACGCTGGCCAGTTCTCATTTTCAGAGCGAGTTGAATAAGCGCAAAATGGCGGTGTGCGGCGCACCATACAGTTTGCAGCCGTTCGACAAGACCAAGCCGCAAGACCAAGTGGCGTGCGACGCCATCAAGTACATGATTGAGGATTGCGAGAACTGGGACACCGGCCTAGGTCATTTGCTGGATGCCGCGATATGGCCGGTGGCGGTGAATGAGAACATCTTCGAGGAAAACGAGGATGAAAAGTATCAGAATAATGTCCGGTACGGGTTAAAGAGCTTTTATTGCGTTCCGTGCGAGTTGCTGTCGTATAAACTGCCGTATCTGGCGCAGGGTGGTTTCATGCTTCCCAATATACCGGGACAGGGCATGTTGCCCGCGCCAAACCAGACTCCGATAGGGTTGCTCAATCCGGTTGACCCGATGGATTCGGTCTGGAACCCGGATTCATGGGAACCGGATTTGCGATTTTATCGCACCTATCCGAACGGGTTTATCGACTTTTCATGGGCCAACATGTATGCGGCAGACCCGATGCGGCACATCATTCATCGCGGGACGTTGTTTGGCGGCATACGGGATAATTTTGGCGGGGCGTTCCGGGCCAATATGTTCTGGATATTCCTATCATTACAGGCGCGGGATTGGTGGTCGCGCAGCATGGAACGGTCGGGTGCTCCGTTCATTGTCGGCAAGACTAATTCGCAATCGGTGGATTCGGTCAATTTCATGCAATCCGCCATCCAGACGGCCACCAAGGTGTTTGGCATGGCGATTGACCGCAAGGACGAGGTCGAGTTGATACAGGCATCGGCGACCAATCTGAGCGAAGGGTTCAAGATTCTGTTTGACACCTGCAATGGGGAGATTTCCAAGAATGTGATTGGCCAGACCACGTCCAGCGAGAAGCGCGGTGGGGGCGGGATTGGGGATGGCACTTCGACGGTTCACGCGAAGGTGGCCGATGACATCAATCAGTTTGACCAGAAACTATTGAACAACACCAACCGGCGGCAGTTGTTTAAAAAATATCTGACCATTAACGGCATTCCCGGCAATGCGCCTAAAATCGTCTGGGGCGTGATAGACGAGGAAACCGCCGGTAAATATGCCACGGTGCTGGTATCGCTAAAACAGGCCGGTTTGCGGGTGAAACCAGAATCACTGGAAACGGTCTCGGAGAAATTGGGCATCAACGTGGAGATTGACCCGGAACCGCAAACGGTGAGCGGCGGTATGGCCAAGGGCGGAAAACCGGCCAAGAAGAAGGAGTCTGCTAATGCCTGAACTCCCCGCCATCATTGACACGCATATCGCGGCCAAGATTCTCAATTTCAAGGTTCGTTACATCCAGAAACTTTGTGAAGATGGGGTGTTTACAACCGCGCATAAACCCGGTAATGGTAGGAAAGCCCACTGGCGTATCGCCCGTCTGGAAGTGCTCGAAAAGAAACATCAAGTGCCGGACAGATACAAATAACAAATCCCTAAACAAACTATGACAATTGAAGAAGATGTGCCCATTGAACTGCTGCAAACCGTCATGCCTGAGGCATGGTTGCAAGCTAATAACATGCCGTCACCGCAATTGTTGGACGTGATGGAAAAACGGATTGGCAAAAGGTTCGTCAAGGTCGGGCCGGACGGCAAGATAATCGAGAAGGCCCGGTTGATTCAGTTCGAGCCGACCAACCTGTATCCCGCGCACGACGTTGACCATGGCAAGGTCAAGATGCGCTATCATGTGCGCGTGATTTGCGGGACGATTGTGGCCAAGGACGGCACGCCAACGCATTTCCCCAAGGTGCTGACCGAGTTGATGGTCGATGTGGAGAAGTTTGAAAAGGACTATCGACCATTATGAGCGACACCATTGTTTTCGGAAAAATCTATGCGCCAAATGGCGGCGGGATGAATGTGCTGGCCTTGCGCTCCCCGGCGGGCGATGGCGAGGTTTATGCCATCCCGCTGTCGCATGGCGGGATTAAACCATGGCCGGTGGCGGACTTTCTTGCGAACCATGCCATCGTAAATCCTGATGCGGAAAAGCCGGTGGTGGTTGCCGCTACGCCCCCTGTTGTGACTGACATTCCACCGGCCTCATTGAATGTTACCGATACGCCTCCGGCTGGTTCGTGATGATTTGTCGGGCATTTCAAGGCAACTGGATATTGTCCAGCGGCAGATGCTCGCGGCGATGGCGCGTGAATTCGTCAACATCACCAAGAGCAATTTTGGCGTGATGGGCGTTGACCGTCCGCGCCGGTGGCCCCCTCTTTCACCGAAATATCAGAAACGAATAAAGTATTTCGGGCCTCCGACCCTGATTCGGTCAGGTGTATTGATGAATAGTATCCGCATCGGATATATACAGAATAATAGAGCGTCGGTGGAGACGGATGTGGCGTATGCGGCAGTTCATCAATTCGGTGGTGGCAACAATATTCCGGCGCGTCCGTATTTTCCGGTGGTTGAATGGGCATATCCCGGCGGCAATGAATTCAAGTTGACGCCGTATGCTCAGTCGGCGTTGGAGCGAGTTGCGAAACAGGAGATGGCAAGACTCAGTTAAGCCTTACTTTCATCGGGTTCATGCTGCCATAGTCGAAATCAATCTTCTCAGGATGAATGCAAAGAATCGAGAGCATTCCGTGGAATATCTTCACCGCCCGTTTCTGCGAGAAGTTTCCAAGCGGACAAAATTCCTTCATCAAATAATCCCGCTTCACCCGCAGACATCCAAGGCCATTGTCGCCTTGTCCTTCAAAACCTGTCCACATGGCGACCAGCCACGTCCATTCTTTATCGGAAAACATCACCACGGAAGTCTTATCGCCCGCCTGAACGACCGGTTTAGGGACGCCGTTCATGGCCATGTGCAGGATGATGTAACCGTCATCCGTAATGGCCTCCATGCCGCCACGGTCATGCATGATTCGGGCGAATATCTTCAAATCATCGTGCTGCTTTTCGGTCAGGAATGGGTGTGACATAAAACAAAAAAGAATATGAATATCCAAAGTCCCATTATGATTCCAATGAAAAATGAAAACCACTCATTGCTTTCACTGTCATTCATAATCTCTCGAACTTGGCCAGAAAACAATTTTCGTGTTGTGGCAGGACTTGAACCATTTTCATCGTCTTGCCCAAAGCCTTGCGGACGCGCTCGAATAATGTTTGAGAGTGACATTCACATACCAGCCATTTCGGAGTCCATGCAAGGTTCTCGCAAATGTACGCCTCGGCCCCTTCCGCGTCTATTTTCATCAGGCAATCACCCTCCGGTTTTACCAAATAAGCGGGTTCTTGAACCATAATGTTTATTCGTGGCTTATCTGGAAATTGATGCCCCAAGTCATATTGCGAGGAACATAACCGGTTGGTCGAATCGAAAAGTGTGATGATTCGGCAATCGCCAATCGCGTTATTGAATCGCATCGCAAAGGTGGCGTTGTTCTCCAGATATTTAAAAGTTTCCGGGTGAGGCTCATAGCATAAGACTTTCGCGCAAGGCCACTTCTCCTTTGCCCAGATTGCGAACAAACCCACATTCGCACCGATGTCGATGATGGTATCCGGTTCGCAATTAGGAATGTCATACTGGCCTTGGAACACTTCCCACACCGCAGGCAGGCAGTCTAGCGGGATGATGATGCCGGGGATGACAGTAATAATTCTCTGACCATCAGCGAGATTTTCCATGCCGCCACTTAACCATCTTCCCATTACCAGCGCAACCATTATTTACGCACTGAGCGCACTGAGCGTATTGCGGTTGCGGATTAAGGTGTTACGCCTTATTTAATGGCACGCGCCTCGTCACCTAAAATCGGCATCAAATCATTCCGGGCGTCCTTCAATGGCGTCAATGAAAAGGGCGAGCTTCCCGAACGGTTGAAGATTTTCGAGTGGGGCGTCAACAAGACCAATCAGGGCGATTTCATCCTCGACGATAAGAGCGCGGAAGTATTTTCCCGCAATCAGGTGATGCTCGCCCGGCAGACCATCCCCATTGATTTCAACCATACGTCCGTCGAAGGCACTCCGGCCTTTGCCGCCGCGAAGGGAGTTCCGGATATTGGCGGTTACGGCCAGCCGGTCATCGTCAACGGCTGCGGCATGTTCGTTGAGGCGATTGAAACTACACCTTCCGGCATCAAAAAAGCCTCTGATTTCAAGGATTTGTCCGCCGCACCATTGGTGGACGAAAAGACAGGCCGTATTGTTGGATTGCATTCATTGGCGTTGGTTCCGGCGGGTTCGGATGAAGGGTTGACCATCGAATCCGCCGCCCTCCGCGCCCTGTCCGCCACGCTCCGAACCTTGTCCGTCCCCGATGCCCACTTTCAAACCTCGAACAAAAAAAGCGTCCCCGCTGCCGACCGTGGCGAGGACGCGGAAAAATTCCGAACCGCTATGAACGACGAACACATGGAATTCATCAAGCATTTCCTGAAAATGCCTGAGAACTGCACCTATGAAGATGTTATGGAAAAATTGAAGGCCCATCTCGAAATGCATGGCGGCGGCGTCAAAGGCCCGCTCGATTCACCGGAACATGGCACGGACATTGTAATGGCCACTCTGACCGCCAAGTTTGAGGAAACGCTGCTCGCCAAGCTGACTCCGTTGCAGGCGTCGGTTAACAGGATGCAGGAGGATTTGACCGCCCGCGCCGCCCAGCTTGAGGAAGCCGAACGCAAGGCCGTGATTGATGAGGCATCCCGTCAGGGCAAGGTGATTCCCCTGTCCGCCGATACCGT